CGCTACGTCGAGCCGTCTGGCTACGTGGCACCGCTGGAAGGTCGGCAGTTCGTCTACGGCGTGCATGATTGCTTATCGCTGGTGTGCGACTACTACCGCACCATCGGCATTGACATCCCACCGTTTGACCACGGCGAGTACGGGTGGTGGGCGCGCGGCGAGAGTCTGTATATCAAGAACATGGAAGCCGCCGGCTTCCAGATCGTGCAGGACTTACGCCCGAACGACGTGATCCTGATGGCGTTCGATTGGGACGTGCCGCACCACGCTGCCGTCTTCCTCGGCGACGACATCCTGCTGCAGCACTTTGACGGGAAGTTATCCGGTAAGTCGTTCTACGGTGAGTTTTATCAGAAGGCCACGCGCCATATCGTGAGGCACAAGTCATTATGCTGACCATCGTCCGCCTGGGCGGCGCGCTGGCGAAGAAGTACGGCAAGGAGTTTCGCCTGTCAATTCGCCGGCCAATCGACGCCATCAACCTGCTGCAGTGCAGCTTCCCCGACTTCCTCGACACGCTGCGCGAGTACGAGCGGAAGGGGTTGAGCTTCCGCATGACCGAGCTGGACGGTGGGCGTACCGATCTGAACCTGGACGACGTGGTCACACCGAAACAGCCGAAGATTCTGCGGCTGGCGCCGGTGGTATGTGGCGCGTCGGAGCAGACCAGCAAGTCCAACACTCAGCTCGCTATTGCCGCCGTGCTGGCCGTGGCGGCTGTGGCGTCAGGCGGCACAGCGATGGCCTTCATGAAGCCGTTCCTCTACCAAATGGCTGTGTCATTTGCACTGCAGGGTGCTATCGGCCACTACTCCGCGCACGAAATGGCGAAGAACAAGAAGAAGGACTTTGTCGAGAAGTCGCCGAGCCAGATGTTCTCCAGTGTGGACAACATCACCGAGTCGGGCGGTCCGGTGCCGGTCGGTTACGGCACCATGCTGATTGGCAGTACGGTAGTCGGCGTATCCGTTGAAGCCTACGACATTGCGACTTGAACTCATGATCGATAAAAGATACCCACAGATTATTGGCAGCGCGACCGAACAGCCGCACACACCGCAAGAGGTGGACGATACGCTGCGGTCGGGTTCCACGGCCAGAATCATCGAGCTGCTCTGCGAGGGTCCGATTGAGGGCTTCGCCGGCGAGCCGAAGGAGTGCATCTTCCTCGAAAACACGCCAGTCCGCAGCCCAGGTCTGTCTACCAGCGACTGGTCGAGCAGCGCGCTAGTTGACTTCACCACCTCGTCCAATACGCGGTTTTACGTGACCAACATCGTGGACGTGGTGGCCCATGTGGCGGTGTCCGATACCATCGAGTTCCCCAACGGTCGATCCAACGTGACGGCGGTAGTCGAAACAACTGCACGATCCGGGTACAACGGATACATCGAGGCTTGGCCGCGCGTATTCAACACATCTGTTGAGGTCACCACGACGTACACCGTCAAGCGCGCAGCCTTCGACAACTTCAAGGACTTTTCGTACCGAATCAGTTACGGTACGCCGGACACGACCAACCAGCAACCGCTGATCGCATTCGACTCCACCGACAATTACGTGTCGGTAGGCGCCCCGCTGCAGATGCGTTACCCCGACTACAATCACCGTCCGCCGGCTGGCACGCCCATCTCATCCGTAGAACTTCTGAAGCCTGTTGTGCGCCAGATCGATAACGTCGAAGTTGGCCGAGTGAATATCATCATCCAGATCGACGAACTGTGGGTCAAAAAGACAAACGGCGACGTTGAGCAGGCACTCGCCGCGTTCGAAATCGAGACACGTACTGACACTACCAACTGGAAGCACGCTGCCGAGCTACAAGTACTAGGAAAGTGCCGCAGTCCAGTACAGAAATCCGTATTGGTCACTCTACCGGATGTACCTACCAGTGGTCTGACCTACCGCCAGATTCGCATCACGAAGACGGCCGGTTACGACAGCGGTCGTGTAGATCACCTATTCACGCATGACGTTTACACTACGGCCGGCGGCAACACGTCACTTGCCGGATACACCGAGATAATCGATGTTCAGCAGACCTACCCTAACACCGCCGTAATCGGCTTCACCGTGGACGCCGAACAGTTTTCGTCGATCCCCTCTCGCAAATATCTGATGAACTTGCTCAAGGTGAAGCTGCCGACTGGCTACACCCCGCGCACGCCGAAGGGTTATATCGGCACGCCGGTCACCCAGGCCACCTACCCTACCGTCTGGGACGGTACTTTCAACGGTTTCGCCTGGAGCGACAATCCGGTGTGGTGCCTGCGCGATCTGTTGCTGAGCAAACGCTACGGTCTGGGACGCTACATTGATGCGACGCAGCTGGACGACTACGCGATGTACCAAGCCGCAAAGCACTGCGATGAGCTGGTGCCGGACGGTCGCGGCGGCACGGAGCCGCGTTTCACACTGAACTGCATACTGACCAGCAAAGATCAGGCGCTGGCCGTGGTACGCAACATCATGTTCGTGTTACGTGGTATGGGTCTGTGGAACGGTTCACGCTTCACCGTCGTGCAGGATCGCCCGTCGCTGGGGATCACCATGCAATACACGCCGGCGAACGTGGAAGACGGCATGTTCCACTACACCGGCAGCTCGATCAGCCAGCGGCACACCGCCGCGGTCGTAGCGTGGGTAGACCCGGCGCAGCAGTACAAGACCGACTACGAGTACGTCGAAGACCTGGATGGTATTGCGCGCTACGGTGTCAAGAAACTGGAGATCACCGCGTTCGGATGCACCTCGCGCGGACAGGCCCGACGCGTAGGCAAGTGGGCGCTGCTGTCGGAGCTGTACGAACGTGAGCAGGTGTCGTTCACTGTTGGGCTGGACAGCATGTTGGTGATGCCGGGCGATGTGATCCAGATCACAGACCCGAATCGTCTGGCCTCCCCTACGAACGCCGGCGATGAGTCCGACCGCCTGGGTGGCCGACTGCTGTCGGCCACGACCAACCTGCTCAAGTTGGACTCGTCCGTCACACTGCTGGCCGGCGAAACCTACAAGCTGTCGGTGCTCCTGCCGGACGGTACGGTCGAAGACCAGCAGTGCTACGTCAAGAACACCACACCGACGGCAGGCGGCACCGGCGACGAGCTGCAGGTACTGGCGCCCTTTTCCCAGACGCCGGCTTCCGGTGCGATCTGGCTGCTGTACCGGGAAACGTTGAAGCCGTTCATGGCGCGCGTGCTGTCGGTCGGCATCGCCGAGGGTGGCAAATACAACATCACTGCGCAGCAGTACTTCCCTGATAAGTACGCAGCAGTCGACGCTGATGCGCAGTTCGATCCGGCGCCGACGACCAACCTGCCCGATCCCGGTTTCTGTCCGCCGCCGACAAACCTGCAGGCGACCGAAATCGTCTACACCACCAATACCGGCCTGACGTTCGCCGACATCGAGGTGACGTGGGACGTGCCGGCCACCGGCGTCATTGCCGGCTATGAGGTGTCGTACCGTGGCGGCAAGATCGGCAGTTGGACGAAACTGCCGCGCGTGTCGTGGCCGCTGCTGGACATCAAGCAGGTAGAGCCGGCCGACTACGATATCCAGGTGGTGGCCTATAACTTCGCTGGCAAGGCGTCGGCACCGGTCATGGTCACAGTCAGCGCGACCGGCAAGACCACACCGCCAGCCGACCCGATGACCTTCATCGCCACCGGGCAGGTGATGCAGATCGAACTGCGCTGGACCTATGCGAACGAGCCGGACATCAAGCTGGTCGAACTGTGGGCAGCCACCGTGAATGACCGCTCGCAAGCGATCAAGCTGACCGAGCTGGCCTACCCACAGAACACCTACATGCACCTCGGCCTGGGTCTGAACGTACACATGTACTACTGGCTGCGCGCGAAGGATACGTCTGGCAACTTCTCCGGCTGGGTAGTGGCGGACGCGATCACCAGCCACGACCCGTCGGAGTTCCAGAAACTGCTGCAGGACTCGGTCAACCGCAGCATGTTGATCAAAGACCTGCTGACCGACGTGGACAACCCGGCGCTGGCGCTTCTCGACCTGTCGCACCGGGTCAGCTGGATGTCGGACATGCTGCGCGACCTGAAGACCAAATCGGACGCGGTGATCGAGGTCGATCCGGAACACGGCACGATCCGCCTGAAGACGATGGCGAAAGTGGATCAACTGGCTGCAGCCGTGCGCATGGAAATTTCATCGCGTGTGGAGGGGGATACTGCGATCTCCCAGATGATCACCGACATCGGGTCTACCAGCGACGATCTGGCGGCTGCGATCCACGAAGAGGCGATCACCCGCGCCAACGCAATAAGCGCGCTGGCCGACAAGGTAGACACCGTGTCGGCTACGTCCAGTAACCTGTCGGCGACTGTGCAGCAGCTGATGCACACCGAGGTCAACAAGGTAAACAACTCGGTGAAGGCTGTGTACGAGTTGAAGGTGCAGACGCTGGTCAACAACCGGAAGGTCGTGGCAGGCTTCGGTCTGGTGTCCGACGGCGTTGCGAGCGAGTTTGCTGTGATGGCAAACAAATTCTTCGTGGTCGATCCAAGTTCCGAGTCCGTGACGCCGATGTTCGTGGTGGACAACAGCAGCGGCGCGCCGAAGATGGTCATGAACGGCAACCTGATCACTGTGGGCACGATATCGGCCAGCGGAATCACTGCCGGCACGTTGTCGGCCGACATCGAAATCTCCACTGGTAGCATCAAGAGCAACAACTATGTGGCCGGCAGCGCAGGCTGGAAGATCGACGCCACCGGCGCCGAGTTCTCCAACGCACTGTTCCGCGGCAGCATTGAAGCGTCGAACCTGAAAATCGGCGCCGGCGGCATCTCGCTGAAAGCCAACGGCGTCGACATCAATGCCACGGCCTTTGGTCAGGTCGTGTGCCAGGATGTATCAGGTTCGAACGTCATCGCAGATGCACATCACGCGTTATCTGCGCCAAGCGGTCCGCTGACCGGTGCCAAGGTCACGTTCTACGGACCTGGACATGGTAGCGCACCGCCAGTAGCTAATCGCGTGCGGGCCGGAAATGTGCTGTTCTCGGCCCACGCGACTGCGGTGATGGATCACCATGTTGCCCTGATATATCGCGTAGACGGTGGTGCTTGGACCCTACTGCACTACACTCAGGAACCCAACAATGGGTACGGTGCAGTGGGCATCCAGTACTCGATCACATTGTTTATATCCAGTATGACCACGGTACAGTTCGCTCTCTGTCCGGCAGACCCAGCGTTGAACGTGCCGGACGAGCGCGGCATCATCGATGGTTCCTTGACGGTCACCGCCTTCAACCTTTAATCTGTGGTAAAGTTGACATTGACAACTATAGCGGCGGCAGGGAATGAAAGACACAAGCTGGTACAGGACGGGCACAGTATCCGTCGTCAACGGAAGTAACACCGTCACCGGATCGAGTGTAGGCTCGTGGGCCAAGAATATCTCCCCAGGTGATATCCTGCTGCTGGGCCAGCTGCCTTACCAGATTCTGTCGGTTGTTGACGGCGCAGTTGGCGCTGGCACGCTGACCATCGCCCCAAACTACTCCGGCGCCAACCTGTCCGGAGCCGGTTACGCGATCATCCGCAGCTACACCAACACCGCGCCGGCCGATCTGGCAGCACGCGTGGCCGAAATGCTACAG